AGAGACCCGAGTCGGGCGCGTATTTACTCCGAACGCGCAGAAAAAAACCGCGGAAAATCAAGGGAGACCAGGCATCGACTCGACTCGCCCACGATAGCCGCCACAGCCCCGGGCGGGCAAGTGTCCGGTTGCTCTGAGGCCTGTTTTGAGCCTCCCCGTCGCAGGCCGGGAGCATACTAGGCCCCATGACGGACATGCAGCCGACGATTCCGGGCCTGGAGGAGCCTCAGCCCGAAGACGGGCCCCTCGTTCTGGCTGCACGGAAGTCGATCGCAGCGCGTCGTGAGCACGGCGCGATCATGCCGTGGCATGAGACGCTGTGCGCCGCGGTGATCGAGCTCGCGCAGCAGGCGCAGCGTGCGAAGGGCATCGCGAAGGCGCAGCTGTACGCGCAGATGCTCGCCGCCGAGGCGAAGCTGCCCGAGCCCGTCATCCAGGAGAACAGTGATGTCGTCGACTACGAGCTCGACCGGATCCGGCAATACGTCGAGCAGCTCGCGGCCGCGCCCGCAGATCCTGCCGACGTACCGGACGAGGCGCAGTCCGCACCGGTACTCTGACGGGCCGCTGTACGGGGCAGCGATCGCGGCGAAGCTGGGTCGCATCCCCAGCCGATGGCAGCAGTACATGCTCGACGTCGGACTCGAGCGCGTCGACGGCCCCGGCTCCCCCTTCGCTTACGCCAACGTCGACGCCATCGTCGGCCGGCGCGGCGGGAAGAGCGTCACGACGATGGGAGTGCCGCTCGCACGGTCGCTGCAGGGCCCGGTCACTCTGGACACCGGCCGGGTGATGCCGTTCGTCGGCACGCACACCGCGCAGAACCTGATCAAGGCACGGCAGCGGTTCATGAAGGATCTCGTCGAGCCGTACCGGGAATCGATGTCGCCGGCGGTGTGGCGGTCGGGCGTGAAGCTGCGCGAGTCGATCGGTGACACGGGTCTGATCATCGATCCGCGCGTGTCAGGGAAAGACTGGCGGTGGCGGCGAGCCTCGAACTTCAGCGTGGTCGCCCCGACTCGCTCGAACGTCCGCGGCGACGGTCTCATGCATCTCACGTTCGACGAGTACCTCGTGTTCACCCTCGTCGCCGGCCAGGACCTGATGGCGGCCGCCGGCCCCACGCTCGGCGACGCGCGCGGGCACGGGCAGATCTGGCGGGTCTCGAACGTGTCGATCCTGAACAACGAGCTCACCGCGCTATGGGACATGAAGGAGAAGGGCCGAGCGCTCGTCGACGCCGGCGTGACCGGCGGCACCGCCTACTTCGAGTTCACCGTGCCCGACACGTTCGACCTCAACGACGAGGACGCCTGGTGGGACTATCACCCCGCCCTCGCCGACGGGATCCTCCGCCCCGAGGAGCTCCGCGAGGACCGCACCCGCCTGGGCGACGAGTCATTCGCCGCGGAGTACTTCGGCCGCTGGCCCGGCGCCGGGCAGACCGTGGCGCTGTGGACGACGATCCTCCGCGGTCCGTGGGATGCCGCCGGCGCCCCGGCCGACGAGCTCGTGATGCCATCGACCGGCCTCGCGGCGATCGGCGTCGACATCGACCCGTACGACCGGACCACCTCGATCACAGCGTGCGCAGCCGACCCCGACCGCGACGGCCTCGCGCAGGAAGTCATCGAAGACCGGCCCGGCTCATCCTGGGCGGCCGCGCGCATCCACGAGCTCGCGCCCTCCGTCGACGCGATCGGCATCGACGACTACGGCCCAGGACACGACCTGCTCGAGCAGCTGCTGAAGGACGACGTCGTAGCGCCGAAGCTGGTGCCGGTGAAAGCGCTCGACTTCACCGCGGCGTGCTTCGCCTGGGACTCCCGGCTGCGCGATCGCCGACTGCGGATACGGAAGTCCGACCACTACGCGAAGGCGACCGCGGCCGCGGCGGCCGCGCAGCGCACCACGGGCAAGGCGTGGCAGTGGGAACGCCGCCTAGCGGTCCCGCAGACGACGGTGGTCAGTGCTACCCTCGCGGCATGGGCGTTGGGACGCGCGCCAGAACCAGAGACATTCTTCGTCTATTGAGGAGCCTGGACTGTGGCATCCCGCGCCGTCGCCTTGTCGTATGCCGCCCGCAGGCTTCGCGGTAGCCAAGTACTCCAGCAGCTGACAAGCCAACCCGGCGCCGGCAGAGTGACCCGAGCCGATATCCTCGGCCTCACGCTCGACGGGCCCCTCGTCCCGCAGCTCCCGCCGGTCACCGAAGAGCAGGCGATGGCGATGCCCCCGTTCGGCCGCTCGGTCGCGCTGGTCGCGAACGCCCTCGCCGGCACCGACTGGGTCGCGCGCCGCCACGACCGGGAGACCGGGCTGAAGCTGCCCGTCGAGGACCAGCCGAACATCGTCACCGACCCGTCACCGCTGCAGACGCTCTGGTCATACCGGTGGGCGGCCGGCGTCGACGGCATCCTGTACGGCAACCACTTCGGACTCAACGGCGAGCTCGATTGGCGCACCGGTCGGCCTGGATGGATCATCCCCATCCCCGCCGACCAGGTGTGGATCATGACCGACCCCGCCTCGCCCGGCTGGTACCAGTGGGTGATCGGCGGCGAGACGTTCGACCTCGACGAGATCTTCCACATCCCGTTCGGCAACCGATCCGGCGAGATCCTCGGCCTCGGCGTGCTGCAGCAGTACTCCGGATGGCTCACCGGCGCCCAGGCCGCCGAAGAGTTCTCGAGGGACGTGTTCGCCGCCGGCGCGCTGCCGCCCGCGGTGATCACCGTCAACAACGCGGCGAACCAGACCCAACTGGACGACCTGAAGACGAAGTGGCGGGAGATCGTGTCGGCCCGCGAGCCCGTGATCCTCCCCAACGGCACGGTCGTCACCCCCATCGTCGGCAACGCGATGCAGTCGCAGCTCGTCGAGGCGCGCACCTGGAACGCGCAGATGGTGGCGAACGTCGTGGGCGTGCCCGGTTGGAAGCTCGGCCTTGACGGCCCCACGATGACGTACCAGAACGTCGAGACCGGCGACATCGACTTCGTCCGCGACTCCGTCGACCGCTGGGGCCGCCCCATCACCGAGGCATACAGCAAGTGGATGCTGCCCGGAGGCACCGAGCTCGCGTGGATGTACGACTCGCGGATGCGCGCCGACCAGAAGACCATGGCCGAGGTCTACGGCTCGTATGTCCGCGACGGGATCCTCACCGTCGACGAGGTCCGCGCGAAACTCGGCTACCCGCCGGCGCCCGCCACCGCGAGCCCGACGACCGGCCCGACCAACACGACCGGCAGCGTCGACGACGCCCTCGACGCGACGACCAACCTTGCACAGGCAGGAGTAGTGACACTATGACCGAGCTCATCATCGAACGGTCCCTCCCCGCGGATGCGCTCGAGCCAGTCGGCGACGGGTGGACACTCCGCGGGCTCGCCGTCCCCTACGAGGTCGACCAGGAGGTGAGCGACGACGGTCAGACGTTCTACCTCGAGCGGTTCGCGGCCGGCGCCTTCGAGCGGGACGCATCTCGCGGCGGCCGCTGGATCAACCTCATGGTCGGTCATCGCGGCGACGACGGCGACCGTTTCCTCGGCCGATGCATCGGGATGCTCGACAGCAGAGAAGGTCCCGTGCTCGACTTCCGCCTCGATCGCGACCATCCGCGCGCCGAGGAAGCCCGATCCGGTGAGCTGCGCGGATGGTCCGTGGGCGCGAAAGTGTTCCGCACGCGGGTCGACCGATCAGCCGGCAGGGAACGACGCATCCGTGAGCTCGCCGGCATGAACCACGTCGCCGCGACCCGCGTCCCCCAGTACGCCGGCGCCGGCGTCCTCGTCGCCCGCGAGCACGAGCTCGTCGGCCCTGCCTCGACCCCCACTCTCGACGCGCTGCGCGCGAGACTCGCCAAGGTCCGCGGCTCGCGCTAGCCTGTTCGCAGCGAGAGCCGCCACCCTGCGCGTCTGTCACCCGCCACCCCGCCTCTTGAGCGGCCACCCGGGGTCAGCCAGACCAGCCACCCGGCCAGATTCATCCAATCTGACCTAGGAGGCTCCCGACATGGGGCGTTATCTGGACGCGCTCAGCGCGCAGTTCGACGAAATCACCGAGGGCATCGAAGAGACCCTCAACCGCGCAGCCGACGAAGGCCGCGAGGTCACCAAGGACGAGGCCGCCCTCGTCGAGCGTGACCAGGCGAAGGCCGAAGAGCTCAAGAAGGCGATCGAGCACTACGCCGACATCGAGGTCACCCGCAGCAAGGTCGCCGAAGTGCGCAGCAAGGTCCCCGCCGGCCCGCGGCAGACCACGACCACGGTCGTCGTCGAGCGTGAGAAAGACCCCGACAAGGAGCTGCTCGACGCGTTCCCGACCATCGGCGACTACATGGTCACCGTCGCCCGTGCGCTGCGCGGCGACAGGGAGGCGGCCGAGCAGATCGAGCGGGCCACCGCGCACCAGGTCCTCGCCGACAACCCCGGCATCGTCCCCCGCCCGATCGTCGGGCCCGTCATCAACGACGCGAACAACGGCCGCCCGTTTATCTCATCGATCTCGCAGAAGCGCCTCACCGCGGGCTCGTTCGATCGCCCCGTCGTGACGCAGCACGTCGCGGTCGGCAAGCAGGCGACAGAGAAGACGCTCACCGAGTCGCAGAAGCTGCTGATCGGGAAGCTCCCCGCGGTCGCCGCGACGTACGCCGG